GAGATCGATTGCAAGCGCATCAATCAAGAGCACCTGGTGAGAGGGATCAAGTTATGAGCAACATCGACAAAGCCGCCGAGCACCTGGGAGCCAATGCGCTGAAGATGATCAAACTGATTTTGCTCAAGCACGACGCCGCGATCATTGAGGCCAGTCAAGAGGCGATTGAAGCCGCAGTGCTGGAGGAAAGAGAGGCATGCGCAAAAGTCGCAGAATTAAATTGGAGGAATTTTCAAGACACAAAAGATGCTCACAACAGATTGTCACCTACACCATTTCAACCAAACCGATTTGGTTTTGATCGTGCAGTAGTTGAGCATTCAAAACGAATTGCAGACGCAATTAGATCAAGAGGTCAATTGTGAGAAAACGAAGCAAGTACAAACCAAAACCTGTGCGTGCATTGCCAAAAATCTTTCGACATGACAAAGAGTCAGAGGTTGCATTGCAATTGATACCGCATCAAGAACTCGAAAAATTCAAAACAGGCGAGGCAGATCCTGTCACATGGAACACGGTGTGCTTCAGACTGAATTGGGGATATGTGATGTCTGGCGATCACTTTGATTCTGTCGAGGCACGCGAACTGATGGAGCAGTCGCTCAAGGCAATTCGATCAGTGAAAGACAGACACGATCGCACAAGCAAGTGGGGCACAACAGGTGAGGAGTTCAACATCATTGGACAGGCGCTGAACCTCACCGATGAAATGCAGATGAACACAACCAGGAGACAGCAGGAGGATTCATTGAACACACTGCTAAGACTGAACGAACTTAGAAATCGAGGTGAGTTTTGACATACGGCAACGCAAACCAAAACTACCAGGACAGGCAAAGCGTCGGCGTCAACATTGGCGAGGAATTGTTTGAGCAATGGTGCGAGCGCAATGGGTGGAACTGCACGCGCCTTGGCTTTGATGAGAAGTTCGCCAATGTTGGTGCGTTCTACAACCTGAACCCGGTGCTTCGCAATATGCCGGACTATGTGATCCAGCGCGATGAGCGGACCTTCGTGGTCAATGTCAAAGGCACGCCGAACATCAAAGAAAAAGAACGCATGCTGTTGCCGCAATTGATCGACGCATACTCAACGCAAAAGGCGCCGTTGATCTACATGTTTTGCATTCGCAATCAGCGCATGAAGTTTGCCGAGGCAGAGCACATCATCGAACTGTATGACATCGAGTCAGACAAGCGATGGCCAGACGGCGTCGTGTATCGAACAATCAGACTTGAATATGTGAGGTGATCATGGGGCAGACATTGATGTTTATTGGGGCTGTGATGATTGGCATGGGCATTGGCATTGCACTGTCAGCGGCCATTCTTGTTTTTTACTTGAGGAGAGAGAGATGAAATTTGCACGAGTGTTTGATGTGGCCAGGTATGGCCAGATTGTGATGATCAAAAAACAAAACGATGAAGGGGCGCCTGAGTTGAGATTCTTTTGCCAGCCTGATGGCTACGGCGTGTGCTCGTTCGCGATCGGATGGAACGATGACGAGGACGCAGAGTCAAAACTCGACCAGGCATTTGATGCCATGGTGATGCGCGAGGCCATCGAGATTTGCGACGGCTACTTCAAACACATGGCCGCATCGGCAAATCCACATTGAGCCGCGAAAAGTACGAGATCGATGTCACGCTTCATGATGGGCGTGTCGTCGGCTCCTGGTCAAAGGAATGGATGACTGAGTGCGAAGCCAGGCACCTACTTACCATGCCGCTGTGGAAGCGCAGGGATGAACTCGACGAACGAATCAAAAAGCGTGGCAACAAATCCGTCGATCAACTCAAAGCCGTGATGGCTTCAATGCACGCGAAAAGGAAAACATGAGAGACGAACTACACCAGGCAAAACGCATCCTTGATCTGACACGCGAAGGATGGAACATAAGCCCACAACGAATAAATTGGGCGCTCGAAATTACCGGCGACATCGTTGCACAAAATTCAATGATGATGCAAAATCAATACTGTGCAATGTCGCACAACTCTCAAGGAGATGATCATGGGATATGGCAAGGACAAGGGCAAGAAACCCCCGAAGCGTTAAGCAGTACCCTGATGACATGAGATGAAGGGAAAAAAGCGCGTGCATTATGTGGCAGTTAATGAGCAGGGATACCGAATCGGGTCGTCCCACCACAATGCCCGCCTCCCGGATGAGGTCATAGACAAAATCCGTGACATGCACGAAGACGAGGAAGTGGGCTACCGCAAACTGGCCAAGATCTTCGACATCCCACTCAGCACCATCAAAAAAATTTGCAAGTACGAGCGACGAGCACAAACCCCGGATAGATGGAAAAAGATCATCGATGAAAGCGAAGACTGAAAAGCGACCGATAGGCAGGCCACCAGAGCCTGTGCCGCAAGACAAAGTCGAAGAGATCTGCGAATGGATCACGACCGGCAAAACCTTGCGTGAGTGGTGCCGCAACAATGGCATCCACTATTCGACCGTGTACCTTTGGATGGGGAAAGACAAGGACTTTGCTCAACGCTTCGCGCAGGCGCGTGAGATTGGCCATGACTGCATTGCCGACGACGCGCTCGAGATCATCGATACCGAGCCGTTGATGACCGGTGGCGACAATCCAAAATACGACAGCGCCCATGTGGCCTGGCTACGCAACCGCGCAGAGTACCGGCTCAAGTTGCTTGCCAAGTGGAACCCGAAAAAGTATGGCGACCGCACCACCTTGGCCGGTGACCCTGACAACCCATTGATGGAGCCGATGGACGACACCCAGCGTGCGGCCAAACTGCAAGCGATCCTGGCCACAGCCCAGGCGCGGAAAGCCAAGAATGGCGGCGGCGTTTGACCCTGCATTGCTGGCGTATCTGACCGACGAAGAACGCGCAGAACTCGACTCACTGCTGACCAGCGACAAGACAATCTGGCGCCCCCTGCCTGGGCCACAGACCATGGCCTACGAGAGCGAGGCCGACATCATCGGCTACGGCGGCGCGGCGGGTGGTGGCAAGACCGACCTGGCCTGCGGCAAAGCACTCACCAGCCATCGCAAGATCGGCATCTTCCGATTGAACGGCACCGAACTGACCGGTGTGCTGGACCGCATCACTGAACTGCTCAATGGCCGCAATGGCTACAACGGCAAGGACAACATCTGGCGCACCAGGCGGGCCGACGGCGTGCAGATCCAACTTGAGTTCGGATCGTTTCCAAACCCGGACGACGAAAAGAAATACCAGGGCCGACCGCACGACCTGCTGGTCTTTGACGAAGCCGCAAACATGCGCGAGTCTGCCGTGCGCTTCCTGCTGGGCTGGTTGCGTACAACCGTGCCTGGCCAGAAGTGCCAGGCCTTGCTGACATTCAACCCGCCGACCACAGCCGAGGGCCGCTGGATCATCCAGTTCTTTGCGCCATGGCTGGACAAGAAGCACCCGAACCCGGCAGAGCCTGGCGAACTGCGCTACTTCGCGACCGTCGACGGCAAGGATGTCGAGGTCGATTCGGGTAAACCCTTTACCCACAACGGCGAACTGATCACGCCGCTGTCGCGCACCTTCATCCCGTCGAGGATCAGCGACAACCCTTACTTGATGGGGACCGGCTACATGGCACAACTGCAATCACTACCCGAGCCACTGCGCTCACAGATGCTCTACGGCGACTTCCAGGCGGGCATGGAGGACGACCCCTGGCAAGTCATACCCACGGCCTGGGTCGAGGCCGCTATGGCCCGCTGGAAGCGTCCTGACAAACTCCTGCCGATGGATAGCATGGGCGTTGATGTGGCCCGAGGTGGCAAGGACAACACGATCATCGCCAAGCGGCACGGCATGTGGTTCGATGAACCGCTGGCCTACCCTGGCACGCAGACCCCGGACGGCCCGACGATCGCCGGCCTGGTGGTGGCCGCAGTGCGTGACCGCGCACCGATCCACATCGATGTGATTGGCGTCGGGTCCAGCCCGTACGACTTCCTCAACGAGATGGGCCAGCAAGTCCTGGGCGTCAATGTGGCCGAAGCCGCGCTGGGCCTCGACAAGTCTGGGCGCCTGCGCTTCAAGAACCAGCGATCCGAACTTTGGTGGCGCATGCGTGAGGCGCTCGACCCGGCAAACAACAGCGGCATCGCGTTGCCACCTGATCAACGCCTGCTGGCCGATCTGTGCGCACCGACCTGGAAACTGGTGGGCCAGACCGTGGCCGTGGCCAGCCGGGAAGAGATCCTCGACAAGATCGGGCGCTCACCTGACTATGCCTCGGCCTACTGCCTGGCGCTGATGGACACGCCCAAGCGATCGATCATGCAGGAACTGGGCCGCTACAAGATAAAGGAAGAGTATGACCCGTACGCGAAACTTTGAGCGCGTGGCCGTGGGCCTCGATGTCGAGCCAATCCGTGCCAGGCTCGAGGCTATGCCACACCTGTGGGACGAGATCACCGCTCGCCAGGAGTACACCGGCTCGGCACATAAAGACACACAATGCATCTACCCGCGTGGCCCGTACAAGTTCACGCCCTACTACTACATGTTTGACAAGGGCGCCTACGACTACCCGGTGATGGACACGCTGGCCGATGTCCTGGTCCCAGTGCTCCGGCCATTGCTGGCTGGCGTGCTCAAGGTCGAGGAGTTGGGCCGCGTGCTGATCGTCAAACTCAAGCCGGGTGGCGTGGTCACGCCGCATATCGATGAGGGCACCTACGCTGACCACTACGCTCGCTTCCATGTGGCCGTCACCGGCACTGAGCATGCGACGCTGACTGCTGGCGCTGACATCCAACACTTCGCGCCCGGCGAGGCCTGGTGGTTTGATCACAAGGTCACACACTCAGCGCGAAACGACAGCGATACCGACCGCATTCACATCATCATCGACGCGGTGACGCCGATGTTTCCGATGCACCAGGTACCCGTATCCGATAATTCAGCCACTACTGTGGCGTCAATAGTGGGGAACCCATGACTGAAATCCGACCATCGAATGTCGACGAGATGCTGGCCAATGCTGGCGAGTTGTTCTCTGAACACTGGGAGGAGATCGCCCTCAACAAGCAGGTGATGGTGCTCAAGCCTGATGAGCAAAAGTACCGCAACCTCGAGGCCAATGGCATGCTGTTGATCCTCGGTGCGTTTGAAGGCGATCGAATTGTGGGGTACTCGGTAAGTGTCGTGACCAATCATCCGCACTACGCCGACCTCATAACATGTAGCAACGACTTGCTCTTTGTGACCGAAGACAAGAGGAGTGGCCGACTTGGACTGCAACTCATCCGCAAAACGGAAGAGGCGGCAAAAGAGCGCGGCGCCCGTCTGATGCTGTGGCATGCCAAGACTGGCACGCCATTGGAGAAGATGATGCCTCGACTAGGTTACGGCGTGCAAGACATCATCTTCAGTATTCAGATCTGAAAGGAGATCATCATGGGTGTAGCGGCAGTTATTGGAGCGGCGGCGGCAGGTGGCGCGTCAGCCCTCGGAGCAACGGCCCTTGTGGCCGCAGGTGCTGGTGCTGTAGCGGCGGCAACGACCGCGCAGTACAAGCAAGGCCAAGAGGCGCAGAAGATCCAGAAGGCTGGACTCGAGCAACAGAAGGTCGTGCAACAGCAACAGGTGCAGATGGCAGAGACACAGCAAGCCACTGCGCAACAAAACATCAACCGTGCAAACCAGAAGCGTCCCGATACGCAGGCAGTCCTTGCTGACACGCAAGCGGCGGCTGGCGGCGGTGCGGCTGGCACGATGCTGACTGGTCCTCAGGGCATCGATCCACAGCAACTGGCACTCGGCAAAAACACACTACTCGGCGGTTAAACCATGAGTCAATTCCCCAGCGACGCACAGTCGTATCCAAACGCCCCTACGCGGGACAAACTGTTCACGCGCTGGGGCCAACTCAAGTCGGAGCGTGCATCCTGGTGGGCGCACTGGCAAGAGATCACGACCTACCTACTGCCGCGCAATGGACGCTACTTCGTCCAGGACCGCGACAAAGGCTGGCGCAGGCACAACAACATCTACGACAACACCGGCACCCGCGCACTGCGCGTGCTCGGCGCTGGCATGATGGCAGGTGCTACCAGTCCCGCACGGCCATGGTTCCGCCTGGCCACAGCAGATCCTGATCTGAACAAGTACCAGCCCGTGAAGGTGTGGCTTGACGACACGACGCGTCGCATGCAACTGGTTTTTCAGAAGTCAAACACCTACCGCGCACTGCACTCGATCTACGAGGAACTGGGCGCGTTCGGTACCGATGTCTCGATCGTCCTGCCTGACTTCAACAATGTCATTCACCACTACACCCTGACCTGCGGCGAGTATTGCATCGCCACGAATTACCAGGGCCAGGTCGACACTGTCTATCGCGAATACGAGAAGACTGTGGCCGAGGTGGTGCAGGAGTTCGGGCGCGAGAACTGCTCGACGACTGTGCGCAACATGTACGACCGTGGTTCGTTTGATCAGTGGGTGCCAATCATCCATGCGATCGAGCCTCGCTCACTGCGCGACACTCGCAAGCGTGACAACCTGAACATGCCGTATGCGTCGTATCACTTCGAGGTGGGCGGCGACAACAACAAGTTCTTGCGTGAGTCTGGCTTTAAGGTGTTCCCTGCGGTGGCGCCTCGCTGGCAAACCACTGGCGGCGACATCTACGGCAACAGCCCAGGCATGGAGGCGCTTGGCGATGTCAAGCAACTCCAGCACGAGCAACTGCGCAAGGCCCAGGCGATCGACTACCAGGTGCGGCCACCGCTTCAGGTGCCGACCTCGATGAAGAACCGCGATGTCGAGACTCTGCCTGGCGGCGTCTCGTTTGTTGACGCAAACACTCCGCAAGGCGGAATTCGCTCTGCATTCGAAGTCAACCTCAACTTGCAGTACCTGCTCAACGACATCATGGATTGCCGCGAGCGTGTCCGTGGTGCGTTCTATGCTGACCTGTTCCTGATGCTGGCCAACGCAACCGACACTCGCATGACCGCAACTGAAGTGGCCGAGCGCCACGAAGAGAAGTTGCTCATGCTTGGCCCGGTGCTCGAGCGCCTGCACAACGAACTACTGTCTCCGCTGATCGACATGACTTTCACGCGCATGGTCGAGGCCAATGTGCTGATGCCGCCACCTCCTGAACTGCAAGGCATGGAGTTGTCGGTCGAGTTCGTCTCTATGCTGGCGCAGGCACAGCGTGCGATTGGCACCAACAGCGTTGACCGATTCGTCGGCAACCTGGGCGTGGTTGCAGGAATGAAGCCTGAAGTGCTCGACAAGTTCAACGGCGACGCGTGGGTCGATGCCTATGCCGACATGCTGGGCGTTGATCCCAATATGCTGGTGGCAGGCGACCAGGTGTCGATGATCCGCGATGCACGCAACCAGGCACTGGCCGCGCAGGCCCAGGCTGATTCGATGAAGCAACAGGCAGAAACCGCAAGGGATCTGGCGGCGGCAAAGACGGTCGAGCCAAGCGCACTGACCAATGTGATCGACATGTATTCTGGCTACAACACACCCTGAAAGGACTGAGAAATGGCAATGATCAATATGCAAAAACCCGCCGAGCGCGAAGAGATGCCTGGCGAATACGAGGCAGACGAGCCGCGTTATCCGTACGGCCTATGCATTAGCCTGGGCAAAGACGAACTCGAGAAACTTGGCATCACCGCTCTGCCGAAAGTCGGCACTGAGATGATGATCATGGCTAAGGCCTATGTGAAGATGACTCGTGCATACGAGACTCAAGGCGAAGGCGAAGACATGGGCATCGAGTTGCAGATCACCGACATGGAGATCCAGGGCAACCAGCAACAACGCAATGCCGAAGCATCAACCATGCTCTACGGTTCTGGTGAGTAACCATGCCAGCCAAGACTGAGAAGCAGGCTCGCTTTATGCGGGCCGTCGCCAACAACCCGGAGTTCGCAAAGAAAGCCGGGGTACCTCAGTCTGTTGGCCGGGAGTTTTCTCAAATGGCTGAGAAGATGTATCCGGCCAAAGACAAAGAAAAGAAGAAGGGTTGACCATGCCAGGACCAGGACTTTGGGCCAACATCCATGCGAAGAGAAAACGCATCGAGCAGGGATCAGGTGAGCGCATGCGCAAGCCTGGCGAAGAAGGTGCGCCGACTCGCAAAGACTTCAAAGAATCAGCCGCTGAGAAGTTGTACGGCAAAGACAAGGACAAGAAATGAGCGCACGCCAAAAGTACCAGGGCGCCCCCTGGCTGTATGACGAGACGACCGGCGACATCGTCGGGGTCAAAGATCCTGACGGGTCTGAGTTTTACTTCCAGCGTGCCCCGTACTATGGCCTATTCTTGGACACGACCAACCAGACCGGCAACACCAGTGGGTCCGCAATGTCGTTCAACACAGCCGCCATCCAGCAGGGCGTGCGGTTGGTTGAGAGCACCAAGATCTATGCCGACCGCAGTGCCATCTACAACTGGCAACTGTCAACGCATCTGCACAACACCGACAGCCAGGCTCATTACTTTGAGTTGTGGGGCCGCAAAAACGGCTTGGACATACCCAACAGCCGCTTCAAGTATTCAGTGCCAAGCAGTCACGGCGGAAAGGCCGGTACCATCATCCCAAGCCAGAACTTTTTCATTGACATGAATGCTGGCGACTATGTCGAGATCTACTGGGCACGCGACAACGCAGGCATCACCATTGCCTACCATGGCCCAGAAACCTCACCAGCCAAACCAGCGGCACCATCTTTGTTGCTGACCGTCAGTGAAGTTGCGGCATGACGGTACCCGTATCCAGATGTGCCATAGATAGATTGGCGACATGAGCAAAGAATTTGACCCGATCGATCTCAAGGGGCAAGAACGCGCAAAAGCCGAAAGGGAAGTGCGCGAGAAGGTTGCCCGTGAGAATGAAGAGGCAGACCTCAAGTGGCTCATGGGTAGCAAGAGGGGGCGCCGTGTAGTGTGGCGTCTTCTGGATCAGTCGGGCGTGTTCCGTCTGTCGTTCAATACCAACTCGATGCAAATGGCATTCGCAGAAGGTAACAGGAACTTCGGGCTTCGCATGCTTTCGATGGTTCACTCTCTCTGCCCTGAGTTGTATCCACAAATGGTAAAGGAGCAATCCAATGACAGAATCGCTGATGACGGATCAAGCCGCAACGACCACTGAAGGCGCACCCGCATCGCAAGACGCCTCGAGCACGCAACCGACGGGTGGCGAGCAACAGGCATCGCAACAACAGGCTGATAGCACGCAGAACCAGCAGGCTGGCCAAGATGGTCAGAAGACTGGCAATGCCGAAAGCGACAAGGCCGGTGATACCTCTAAGCAGGGAGCGCCGGAAGCGTACGAATTCAAGCCCCCAGAGGGCCAACAATTCGACCCTGAGGTGATGAACTCATTCTCGGAAATCGCCAAGGAATTGAATCTGCCGCAAGATGCCGCGCAAAAGATGGTTGACAAAGTCGCACCAAAGATCTTGGAGCGTCAGATGCAAGCATTGGAAACTGTGCGAAATGAGTGGGCCGAGTCCGCTCGCACTGACAAGGAGTTCGGGGGTGAAAAACTCAACGACAACCTGGTCACTGCGAAGAAGGCACTTGACGCATTCGGATCGCCGGAGTTGCGCCAGTTGTTAAACGAGTCTGGCCTGGGAAATCACCCGGAGATGATCCGATTGATGTACAGGGCAGGCAAAGCAATCAGTGAGGACCGCTTTGTCGGTGGCACTCGAGGTGGTCAGAAATCTGGCCCCAAGGGATTCAACGACCTCGCATCCGCGCTTTATTCAAATCAGCAAACTTAATAGGAGTCCATCATGGCTACTTTGTCGAACAACTCTCTCACCCTGGCCGATTGGGCCAAACGCGTCGACCCGGACGGTCGAGTTCCCATCGTTGCAGAACTGCTTTCGCAGAGCAACGAAATCCTGGAGGACTGCGTGTTCAAGGAAGGCAACTTGCCTACCGGCGAGCGCGTCGTAATCCGTACTGGTCTGCCCACTGTCTACTGGCGTGCGCTGAACCAAGGTATCCCTTCGAGCAAATCGACCACTGCACAAGTGGACGAGGCTTGCGGCATCTTGGAAGCCCGCTCTGAAGTGGACAAAGACTTGGCTATGCTGAACGGCAACACCGCTCAGTTCCGCCTGTCTGAAGACACCGCCTTCCTCGAGGCGATGAACCAGACCCAGGCTACGACCATGTTCTATGGCAACCCTGGTGTCGATCCCAAGCAGTTCCTCGGCCTTGCCGCTCGCTACAGCGACAGCACTGCCGCCAACGGCCAAAACATTCTGAAGGCTGGTGGCTCTGGCTCTGACAACACCTCGATCTACCTCGTGGTGTGGGGTGACAACACTGTGTACTGCCCGTTCCCGAAGGGTTCCAAGGCTGGTCTGATTCATGAAGACCTCGGCGAGCAAACCGTCTACAACAGCGACGGCACTCGCATGCAAGCCCTGGCTACTCGTTACCAGTGGAAGAATGGTCTGGTCGTGAAAGACTGGCGTTATGTCGTGCGCATCGCCAACATCGATGTGTCCGACCTGATCGCTCAGACTGGCACCCAGGCTCCTAGCGCCGCAACTGCGATCATCAAACTGATGGCTCGTGCTCTGTACCGCATCCCCAACATGTCGATGGGTCGTGCCGCGTTCTACATGAACCGCACTGTCCACTCTGGCTTGTCGATCGCGGCTTTGGACAAGAGCCAGTATGTGTTGAAGATCAACGAAGGCTTGAGCCAGTTCGGTATGCCTTACTCTTGGCTGTCCTTCCTGGGCGTTCCGCTCCGTCGCGTTGATGCTCTGCTCAACACCGAAGCGGCCATTTCTTAATTGGTCAACTTAACCCTGAAAGGATCAAACCATGATTACCGATAAATTGCTCCGCGTCTCTACTGACCAAGCCGTGACCACGACTGCCGTGTCGACTGATACTGTCGACCTGTCTGTCGCTCGCGACATGGGTGAAGGTGGCGACCTTTACATGAACTTCGCAATGACTGAAGCCTTCGCTGGTGGTACCTCTACCAACTTCGAAGTGATCATCGCTGACAACGCCGCTCTGTCGAGCAATGTCGTGGTGATTGGCGCTTCCGGCGCGATCGTGACTGCTAGTCTGACTCTTGGCACCAATGTGGCCGTGCGTCTGAACCCGCAGATCGCTTCGCTCGGCAAGCGTTACCTCGGCGCTCGCTACACTGTGTCTGGCACCAACTCGGCTGGTAAAGTTACCGCCGACATGGTGACGGATGTTCAGGACGGCAAGAAGTTCTACGCTTCTGGCTTCACCGTAGTCTGATAAGGAGAATTACACATGCCTAAATACCGAGTGATCGCACCTTGCTTTGTCAACAACGGCCTTCGCAATGAAGGCGAGATCGTCGATTACGATGGTCCTGCTGGATCTGCGCTGGTGCCTGTCGATGAAGAAGGCAATGAGGCCAAAGCCGAAACCTCTGCAAAGAAGTGGACGCCCAAAGCCAAGCGTGAACCGGTCGAAGGCTCCGTGTAATCCTTCCTGATCGGAAACCGTAAGTCACGGGGGGCCGTTGGGAAACCACGGTCCCCTTTTTACATTAGGAGGCCATGATGGCATCAGTTGTCGACATCTGTAACCTTGCGCTGGCGCACCTCGGCGACAACGCCACCATCGCAAGCATTGATCCACCAGAAGGATCTGCGCAGGCAGAACACTGCCAACGCTTTTTCCCAATCGCTCGAGACAGTTTGCTCGAGATGCACAGTTGGGCTTTCGCAACCAAACGAGCATACGGCGCCGAAGTGGAAAACACTTGGCCAATGTGGCAATACGCATACGCCATGCCTGGTGATGCAATGCACATCATGGCAGTGCTACCGCCTGAAGCGAAAGACGACTACAGCACGCACTTCACGCCGGAAACCTACCCGGACTTTTATACCAACTACTCACCGTCTGTTGCCGCTGGACAATATGTCCCGCAGAAGTTTGCAGTCGAGACTGCTTTTGATGGATCGCAGATTGTTCTGACCAATCAAAAGCAAGCCGTCATTCGCTACGGTTCACGCGCAACTGACCCAACAAAATTCTCTGCGCTTTTTACCACCACACTGTCATGGCACCTTGCATCTATGCTTGCAGGCCCAGTGATTAAGGGTGACCAGGGCGCCGCAGAAGCCAAGCGATGCATCGCGATGATGAACCTCTACCTTGGCAAAGCAATGGAGGCTGACTCCAATGAGCGCCAGATCAAGCCAGAGCAAATCGTGCCTTGGATTGCCGGGAGATAAGACATGCCAAATGTACGCACACTGCAACGCTCTTTTGCTGGCGGCGAAATGTCGCCAGAGATGTTCGGGCGCATCGATGATGTGAAGTATCAAACCGGCGCGGCCACCATGAAAAACTTCATGGCCACGCCTCAAGGCCCAGCAGAAAACAGACCTGGCTTTGCGTTCGTGCGTGCAGTCAAGAACAGCGCCAAGCGCACGCGATTGATCCCGTTCACCTACTCGACCACGCAGACCATGGTGATCGAACTTGGCGAGGGATACATCCGCTTTCACACGCAGGGCGCCACACTCATGTCTGGTGGCGTGCCATACGAGATCGCAAACCCTTACGCAGAAGCCGACCTGTTCGACATTCACTATGTGCAGTCCGCCGATGTGATGACGCTGGTGCATCCCAACTATGCGCCGCGTGAACTGCGCCGCCTGGGCGCCACCAACTGGACGCTGACGACGATCAACTTCGGGTCACCGATCGCAACGCCCACTGGCGTGACGGCCACCAGGTACATCCCTGCGTCGTCATCGACCAATGCCGACACCTACGAGACGATGAGTTATGTCGTCACCGCTGTGGCATCTGATGAGGTTGGCGAGTCCACCGCATCGTCTGTTGCAAGCGTGACCAACAACATCTATGTGACCGGCGCGACCAACACCATTTCGTGGTCTGCTGTTACCGGTGCCGCACGGTATCGCGTCTACAAACTGTTGGGGGGTCTGTATGGTTATATCGGGAGCACGACCGGCACAAGCATCGTTGACAACAACATCGCGCCGGATCTGTCGATTACTCCTCCCAACTACGACAACGAATTCACCAGCGCCAGCAACTACCCAGGCGCAGTCTCGTACTTCGAACAGCGTCGCTGTTTTGCTGGCACGATCAACGAGCCACAGAAGATCTGGATGACAAAGTCGGGCACTGAGTCCAACCTCAGTTATGGCCTGCCCGTCCGCGACGATGACCGCATCGAGTTCCGCGTGGCCGCTCGTGAAGCAAACACCATACGCCACATTGTTCCGCTGACTCAGTTGCTGTTGCTGACCGGGTCTGCTGAGTGGCGCGTGTCATCGCTCAACAGCGACGAGATCACGCCCAACACGATCTCTGTTCGACCGCAGTCGTACATCGGTGCATCGAATGTTCAACCGGTGATCATCAACAACGCGTTGGTCTACTGCGCCGCACGCGGTGGCCATGTGCGCGAACTTGGCTACAACTGGCAGGCCAACGGCTTCATCACAAACGACATGTCGATCCGGTCTGCGCACCTGTTTGACAACTTCGAGATCAGCGACATGGCATTTGCCAAAGCGCCATTGCAGATGATCTGGTTCATCTCGACATCCGGCATGTTGCTTGGCCTGACCTATGTGCCTGAACAGCAGATCGGCGCCTGGCACAAGCACGACACCGACGGCGTGTTTGAGTCTTGCACGGTCGTGGCCGAAGGCAACGAGGACCGGCTGTATGTCGTGGTCAAGCGCGTGGTCAACGGAAGCATAGTGCGCTACATCGAGCGCATGGCCAGCCGCCACTTCGATTCGATCGAGGACGCATTCTTTGTTGACTCGGGCGCAACATACGACGGCACCAACACCACGGCCACCACGGTCACGGTGAGTGGTGGCACAACCTGGGGACCGTCTGACATCCTGACCATTACGGCATCGACCGCGATCTTCACATACCCAGGCACCAGCGATGTCGGCGACGCCATTGTGCTGACCGACTCGGCTGGCAACAAATACCGCCTCACGATCCGCTCCACGACCTCCACAACGGTCGCAACGGCTCGAGTTGATGTCATCCTACCTGCGGCCCTCAGAAACACCGCCACGACGCTGTATTCGTTTGCACGCAACACGATCAGTGGCCTGACCTGGCTTGAGGGCAAGACAGTCTCGATTTTGGCTGACGGCGCGGTCCAGCCACAGAAGGTGGTGACCAGCGGCACGATCACCATCGATCGGGCATCGAGCATTGTCCACATTGGCCTGCCGATCACGGCTGATCTGCAAAGCCTGCCGCTGGCCATGGGCATCGACAACGGCATGGGCCAGGGCCGGTACAAGAATGTCAACAAGGCCTGGCTACGGGTGTACCAGTCCTCCGGCATCTTCATCGGGCCGAATGCCAACAACCTGGTCGAGGCCAAGCAACGGACCACCGAGCCATACGGTACGCCGCCTGAACTCAAGACAGAGGAGATCCAGATCATGCTGACCCCGTCTTGGCTGGACAGCGGCCAGGTGTTCGTGCGGCAAAGCGACCCATTGCCGCTGACGATTGTCGGCATGACGCTCGAGGTTGCGATCGGTGGGTAAAGGTACCCGTAAGATCAACTAGCCTCGGTAATGTTCAACCAAGCAAGAAACCTGGTGCTGTGGAGGTAAGGTCAACACATCCCACACAGCCCAGGCCGAACAGGAGATTTGACACATGAGTACCTTTTTGACGCCTGCGCAAGCAAGCCAACTGGGCGGGATCTTCGCCGTCGGCGGCGCCATTCAAGGCGCGATTGGCTCCTACTTCAACGCCAAGAGCCAGCAACTACAACTCGAGTCCCAAGCCTCGAGCCTGGAGTTCCAGGCAGACATCTCGCGGCTCAATGCCGTGCAGGCCGAGTTCACAGCCCAGCAGATCATGCGTGCTGGCCAACTCAAACAAGGTCAAGTCAGCCTGCGTGCTGGCAAGATCAAGAGTTCACAGCGTGCATCGCTGGCGGCTCGAGGCATCGACCTTGGCGTTGGCAGTGCTGTTGAGACGATTGCAACAACCGACCTCATGAAAGAGATCGACATGCTGACCGTCAACGCGGATACGGTGCGCAGTGCCGAGGCCGCACGACTTCAGCGCCAGAACTACATAACGCAAGGCGCACTGCAAGATGTGTCCGCCAGCAATGTAATGGCCTCTGCTGGGACGATTAGCCCCGGCTTGGCTATGACTACAAGCCTACTGGGCAGTGCTGGCTCAGTTGCCAACGCTTGGTATCAAGACCGAAGACTTGCCGCAATGGCCGACAAACTCGGCGTTGACATCAGCAAATAAGGACAGATCATGGCAACAGTACCAATTTACGATTTACCGACTCAAGATGCAGGCGTGGCAAATATGCCTGCTATTCAGGCTCCAACTGTGGAGCCAATGCGCAATTTTTCTGGTGAGCAAATTGCAAAGTCTGGACAGGCAATGCAGTCGATTGGCACGACCGTCATGCGGATCGCCGATCGCCTCCAGGGAGAAATTGACGACGCGTCATCTAAAGAAATGTACAACGAATTTGCGGCAAGAGCGGACACGATTGAAACTCAATACTTGACCCTTAAAGGCAAAGACGCCGTCAACGCGGCAATGAAAACACGAGGTGACATTGATGCGGCCATGACAGACATCATGGGCAAAGCGCAAAACGACATACAGCGCATCATGTTCCGCAACTCTGCAAATGTTCGCATGCGCAGTGCAAACAGTTCAATCATTCGTCATTCGCTGACCGAGCAACGCGATTACGACATCAAAGAGAGCGGCGCCCAAGTCGACACATTTGTCAATGACGCAGTGCGCTACTCCGCTGGATGGAGAAACCCACAGGGAGACTTTGCTGTTTACTATGGCGCGGCAAAGAAAAGCGTAGAAACTCTTGCTGACAAACTTGGCTACGAGCCTGACAGCGCACAGCGCCAACAGTTGATGTTGAAGGCGACAAATTCAATTCATGGTCAGGTAATGCAAGCCGCGATTGATGGCCAAAACTTTGACAATGCTCGCGACTACTTGCAACGCTACGGCAATGAGATGACGCCAGAAACTTACCAGCGTTCCAAGAAAGCCTTAGAGATGGGCGTCAGTGATGCAAAAGAGCAAGGACTTGCTGATGGGATTTGGACTGAAAGCAAGGGCGATATTGGTGTGGCTTTGAAGTTGGCGCGTGAGCGCTTGTCTGGAAAAGATGAAGACCAGGTTGTTCAACGCCTCAAGATTTTTGAGAGCGAGCGTAGCGGCATCATTCGTGAAGCGCAGAACACAGCAAAAGACAAAGCCTGGCGCGTGTACGCTGAGACTGGCGACATCAAAAAAGTTCCGGCGACTTTGCTCGCTGGCATGGATGGCACTGACTTGGCCAGCCTGCAACGCACGGCAAAGGCTGATCTTGAAGCACGGTCAAAAAATGTTGAAGTCAAGACCGACTCGAATGTTTATTACATGCTGACGCAGGAAGCGATTAAGAACCCGGACTTTAAAGACCCATCGAAATTTGATTTGCGCCAATACTTCAGCAAGTTGTCGCCAGGTGACCGTAATCACTTCATCAACCTGCAACGCACGATGGGCACCAAGAACGAGGCGCCAGAGGCTGTGACAACGCAACAGCAAATCAGCGCAACGATCAAGCAGTTGGGGTTGAAGACCGAAGCGGCAGGCACTTTTACTTCTGAGGCAAACAAAGCATTGTTTGCGGCTCAAACGCAGAAGGGTGGAAAGTTAAACCAGGCAGAGCGCCAGCAAGTGATTGACGGCTTGATCCTTGAGGGTGAAATTTTGACTGGCTCTTGGTATAGACCAGATCCTAATGTTCGCAGGTTTGAGGCCCGCGCCCGTGGTGAAGAAAACAAGTTCAAACCACAGTTCACTGACGCACAGCGCAACAAAGCAAAAGACGCCCTGGTCCGTCGTGGCGTTGCCAACCCAACCAAAGCGCAGATTGATGCAGTGCTGTACGAGGCATACGGCCTCGAGCAGAAGTAATAGGACACAACGACATGATGCAAGTACCTGAAGACGAATTTGACGCCGCCGCCGCTCGAGTCACTGGCACGAGGCGAGCGCCTGATGTTGACGCCGCCGCCGCCAATGTGATCGACGGACAACGCGTGCAATTGCGCACGAGCCTGTATCAGTCGCTTAACACAAACCCTGATCAGGCGGCGCGTGAAAGAAATTTGTCAAACAAGTCTGGCATTCCTGTCGATGTAGTGCAACGCAACTTTGCGCAAGTCAACCGCAATGTGCAACTCAATGAGTTCGACCGTGTGCTCGACCGCTCGCCGTTGCTTGGCCAATGGTTGAGCAACCCGAACAATGCAAAGGTGTCGCACGACGACACGCCAAACCTGGCTGGTATCGAGCGTGAGTTCGGCACGATCAAGCCCATCGAGCGATCTTTTATTGAGGGCATCACTGAGCCATTCCGCCGTGGATATGCAGAGTTCAAACGAGACTTTGCTTTCATGGTCAACCAATCGTCTTTGATGAAAGGACTGCAAAGCCGACAGCAGGCGGCGGCTGAAGCCAATGGCATTTCGTTCGACCCAAAGATTCAACAAAAACTCAGCATTCAAAACTATCAGAGAAATGTTGAAAAGTTCCCTATCCCTGAAGACATTCAGCGCGGCCTGACAGAAATCAGTGAGGCCTCGACATTCAGTGAGGGTATGTCCGCAATTTTGAGCAACCCGTTCGCTTTGAAGGAAGCGGCCATCCAATCATTCGGCAAATATTCACCAGTGATTGCAATGGCTATTGCAACAAAAAATGTTGGCCCGATGGGCGCGTCAACCACAGTCCCGTTTTTTTCTCAACAAGCAATTCGCCAAGGTTTGACTCTTGGCACAGGTGCTTACTTTCTTGAGTATGCCGGGACAATGGATGAAGTCATTCAATCGCGTGCCGGACAAATCAATTCATCAGATGCCCTTTACCAAGTGTTGAGCGATGAAAAAATTATGGAGGAAGCGCGCGACAAGGCTGTAAGGCGAGGTGTGCCAATAGCCTTTTGGACCGCGTTGACTGCTGGTCTAGCCGGAAAACTTTTGTCTGGCGCAAAGCCAACAGTGGCAAGCGTTGCTACACGCGTTACTGGGGAAGCAACTATTCAAGCCGCTGGTGGAGCCGCTGGTGAAGCATCGGCACAAGCACTCACCAATGAATTCAAACCTGGTGAGATTTTGCTTGAGGCGATTCTTGAATTGCCATCCGCTTTGGTGGAAATACCCGGCAACTACAAAAGCACCATGTTGCAGGCAGAGTCTGCCGAGCGCAGTGCCAAAGCATTTGAAAAGGTCCAAGAGTTTTCTCGTGCCAGCAAAGTGCGAGCACGCAGTGCAGAAACATTCAATGAGTGGATCAGCCAGGTAACGCAAGAGACGGATGTCACTACTGTCTACATCAGCGGAGAAACACTAAAACAATCTGGGTTGGCCGAGCGCGTAGCAGAAGTGTCGCCTTCTGTGCGCGATCAGATCGACACTGCGATTGCCACTGGCGGCGACATCGCCATCCCTGTGACAGAGTATCAAACCAACATTGCCCCGACTGAGTTCAGCACTGCTTTGATCGATGACTTGCGCATCGAGGGCGAAACCATGACCCGCCGTGAGGCTCGCCAGTTCATTGATAACCAGGCCGAGATCATGAAGACGGAGATGGAGGCCAACGCCAAGGTTGAGATGACCAACAAAGAATTCGTGAAGTCTGCCCGTCAGGTCCAGAACACGATGTTTCAGCAACTCAAGGCGACCAAGCAATACACCGACAACGCCGCACGCATCAACGCGCAACTCGTGCGTGACTTTGTGGTGACGCAAGCCGCGTCGCTAAAGATCATGCCGACCGAGTTTTACGACCGCTACATGTACAAGGTTGAGCGTGCTGATGGCCAGGCTGGCGGCATGGCTCTGTTCAACCAGGATCAAACTGTCAACACGACTAGCGACGCATTCCGAAACTGGATTGGCGCGTCGATGTTCCAGGACCAACAAGGCCGTCCGCAAACGCTGTACCACGGCACTGCTGACGATGTGACCGCATTCGATCCTGACCACCCGAACCGCAAAGACACAGGCTGGTTGGGCACTGGCGTATATCTGACCGACAGCATAGACATGGCCGATGTTTATGCAGATCAAAAAGCAAGAAAATTTGGACCTGCTGGCCAAAACATAATGCCGCTGTACGCTCGTCTCGAGAACCCGTACATGGCCACCATGGAGGACAAGGCTCGCATCCGCGCTGGTGGACGCGAAGCCGCAGATGCATTTACTGCTGAACTACAAGCCCAGGGCTACGACGGCGTGATCCTCGAGGTCGCGCCAGACGCACGCGAGATCGTTGTGTTCGATCCTGCCGCAGTCAAGTCGCCGTTCAACGACGGAACTTGGTCGCGTGAGAATGCAGACATCCTGCGCCAGGGCGACATGCCGCCTGCACAGCAGACCGAATCGCTCACCGACTCCGACACGATCAACGCGGCAGAAGATGCCGAGGGCGATGATGTGGCCGCGATCGAAGCGCAGGCCGACATTCCTGAAACTGTTGAAGATCAGGCCGAACTGAAAAATGCGCTCGAGGTTGCCAAGAGCCAGGTGTGGAACAAAGGCCGCGACCTGAAGTTGGCCATCCAGAAGGCTGTGCAGGAAGCCGCTGGCGCCGCTGGCGTCGATGTCTCTGTGCCTTCGCCTCAGACCACTGACTATCTGGTGCGCGTGGGCTTGAAGGACGCGCTGTTTGCGCTCGAGCAAAACCCGAATGCGATCGGCTGGTACGACGAGAAAACCCGCCAGGCGCTGGCCGTCATGGCTTTGGTCCATCCTGAGATCGCGACCAACGAAGACGCACGCTTTGCATTTACCTGGGCGCTGGCCGTCACATCCAACGGCTTGAAGGTCGACAAGAACTTCGAACTGGCTGAGAAGGCCTACCGCTACTACAAAGAAAACAAGGTCATGCCCACCAACATCAAAGGTGGACAGGCTCAAAACGCAATCAATGATTCGCTGGCTTTGTTCAATAAATTGGTCGATGAATGGGGCATGAAAAATCTGCGCCAGTTCATGCAGACCAACTTTACCGTGGGCGAAATCAGTGCGATCAATAAAGAACTAAAGCCTGGCGGTGAGCACGCAGACACCGTGGTTAAAGGCTCGGCCATCATTGGTCCAAAGATCGGCAACGGATTTTTCTCGAACCTGTACGGCGACTTTAGTTCGCTGACTATGGATCGCTGGCTGATCCGCACCTGGGGACGCTGGACCGGCACGCTGATCAAGAGCCAGCAAAACAACATTCAAAAGGCTACTGAGCGCCTGGGCGCTGTGTTGCGCAGTGCGACCCCAGAACAAGCCAAGAGCCTGTCCGCCGTCATTGGCATGGACATAGCCAACACCGAGATCAATCGCCTGGCTGACGCCATCCAGAAGGCTTCCATGGACCCAAAACTGCGCGAGCAGATGAACGAGTCCAAGGTCGGTGAGGAGATCCGCAAGGCAGGCAACAGCCTGGCCAAGTACAACGATGGCCAGAAGGAAGCCCCGGCTGGCCCTCACGAGCGCACCTACATTCGCTCCGTCTTCGCCCAGATCCTGGCCGAGTTGCAGGCCGATCCGGCCTATGCCGACCTGACCATGGCCGATTTGCAGGCCGTGCTTTGGTATGCAGAAAAACGACTGTACGAGTCGGCCAAAGACAATAATGTTGACCAAGAGTCAACAGATGGGTATAGTGATGAAGATGCCCCAGACTACGCCAATGCCGCCGCAGGTGTTGCGCGTGACTTGGGTATTTCCGATCGCAAGATCAATAACGCATTGAAGAAGGAGTCCAAAGATGAACGCGCAAGACGAGCACGACTACAGGATGAGCAAGATGAGATCACTGGAGGGGAGCAGGCAGAAAGTGGAGGCTTTACTCAAAGAGAAAAGCGCCTCTTCGCAGGCGCAGTCGCAACGCAAATTGCAAGATCCAATCGAAGCGGCGATCAAAAACAATCCTGGTCTTACACGGCAAAAAGCAGTGGAGATGGCGGAAAAGTTCGGGTTCTAAAAAAACTCCTTGTCACCTACTCGCAGGAATGGAAAGCGGGCGCAGGCCTGGCCCGTGTGTACCGCAACAACGGCATCACGGTGCCCAAGTTCTACGAGTTGGAGCAAGGCAACGCACAGAATGCCCAACGATTCTCTGAAGCCATCACTGCCAGCAAGCAAGCCAGTGGCGACATGGGTGCCGCTGTCTATGTCTACCCGGTCGAGGATTACCAGGGCATGCGCCTATTCCTCGCTGAAGACGGCCTGTCTGGCGTGGCAGTCAAACCCGACGGGGACATCGTCTCGGTGTTTTCCCAGGGTGGCGCTGGCCGCTCTGTCATGGAGTTGGCGGTGGCCGCTGGTGGCACGAGACTCGATGCATTCGAGACGATCTTGCCGGAGTTCTACGCGGCCCATGGATTCGTCGCATCTTCGCGTTTACCCTGGGATGACACTCAGGCGCCCGAAGGTTGGAACAAAGAAGCGTTTGCCGAATTCAACAATGGTGAGCCGAATGTCGTTTTCATGGCCCTGGACCAGTCGTACTATGGCTGGCACCAGATCACTGACGGCAAGAAGGCCAAGACCTACGACGACGCAGTTGCAGAACAAAACCGCGCTGTAAAGCGCAACAAGAAACGAAAGGAAGATCATGGAAAACCCGCAGTCTTTGCCCAATCAGGAGCCGGAGGTGGCGGCGTTCAACGCCTACGAGCAAGCGATCTCAATGTTGCCCAACGATATGGGACAGCCAGGGATGGAGCAACTTCAGTCCTTGGCATCCACTATTCAAAACAACCTCGGAATAACCTTGCCGGATTCGCCTACGGAACAGGCTTAAAAGGCGCAGAGGCTGGCCGTCTGGCTGGCGCTGACACTCGCCTGTCAAACCGCATCCACTTCTATGTGGACACCGGCAATGGCATCCGCCCCGAAGCGGGCGTCGGCGGCAATGTGCATGCCGTCTACCTGGACAACCTCTACAACGCGGCGACTGACCCGCTGGGCCTGCGTGCCCAGGCATCGGCCATGGGCCGTGACGATCGTGGCCAATGGTTCAACGCGGTTGAGTCCGCAATCATCGACGCAGGGTTCGATGGCGTCTACATCCCTGCCGCCCAGGGCGACCAAGGCGTGGCCGTGCTTTTGGGGCCGAAACACACTGGCGTCCCGGTCGAACAGCATGGCATGCACTCGATGCCTGCCGCTGGCGCGTATACGCCCCCTGCGGGCACGAAACGCCGGTATGCAATGCTCACCTCAGAGATTCGCAAATTTGAGGCCCAGGAGGCTGAAATTAAGGCGGCGGCACCATCGGCTGAACTGCGTTCAGGAACCCTGACATTTGAAGACGCTGATGCCGAAGCCGTGGCCAAGTTCTTTCCTCCTGCGGCCAAGTCCCAAATCCTGCGCCAGCCCGAGCGTGGCGGGTTCGATCCAAAACGATTGACCACAATCCTCAACGAGGGGGCGGATATGTCCACCTTCTTGCATGAGACTGCGCACTTCTTTTTGACGGTGTATGCCGACATGGCCTCGCGCCCTGACGCAACCGAGCAAAACAAAGAGGACATGCAGACGATCCTTGATTGGTTTGGCGTTAAAGACCTGGCCACCTGGAATGCGCTGTCTCTTGATGAGCAACGCAAATACCATGAGGCATGGGCCTACAACTACGAGATTTACTTGTTTGAAGGCAAGGCTCCAAGCGAGCGTATGCGTTCAATTTTCCAGAAATTTAGTGACTGGATTAAATCTGTTTACACCTCAATTCGCGAAGAACTCAACGAGATTTACCGCAAAGAAAACGGCGAAGACTTGCCGATCTTGACTGGCGAAGTGCGCCAGGTGATGGATCGCATGATCGCCAGCGATGCACAGATCAAGCAATCTGAGGCTGTCAACAGCATGGTGCCCATGTTCCAAACTCAAGAAGAGTCTGGCATGGATGACACCGAGTGGGCCGCATATCAGGCCATGATGGCCGAAGCCACCGAGGCATCGATCACTGAATTGACCCAGGCCAGCCTGCGCCAATTGAAGTGGCTGGGCAATGCACGATCGCGTGTGCTCAAGGAGATGCAAGCCAAGACAGCAGACATCCGCAAAGGTGTGCGCGAAGAGGTGGCCGCAGAAGTTCAGAACGACAGCGTCTACCGCGCCATGGAATTCCTCAAGCGCGGCACTCTAAAAGATGAGGATGGAAACGACATCGAATCACTCGGTGGCCACAAACTCAAGATTGCCGATGTCAAGGCACTTTATCCTGAGAGCAAAGAAACGCTGACGCCAGCACCTGACCTGGCAAAACTTGGCTATGGCAAGTACGGCATGCTGGCCGAAGAAGGCATGCCACCTGACCTGGTGGCATCTATGTTTGGCTTTGCATCTGGTGATCAACTTGTTCGCTCACTGCTCGAGGCCAAGCCGATCAAAGAAGAGATCGACAACCGCACCGACGCACGCATGCTCGATGAGTACGCAGACCTGATGAACCCTGCCGCCATTGAACTCGAGGTGCAAAAGGCATTGCACAACGACGCACGCGCTAGGTTTGTGGCCGTCGAGTTGCGCTACCTGGCCAAGGCTACACAGCCTGCACGCCTGATGATCCAGGCCGCAAAGACTGCGGCCAAGTCACTTATCGGCAACAAGGTGATCAGCGAGATCCGACCACGCGACTATGCACTTGCAGAGGCCCGCGCATCCAAGGAAAGCATCAAGGCATCCAAGGCTGGTAAAACGACAGAAGCCGCACGCGCCAAGCAGAACCAATTGCTCAACAACCAACTTACGCTCGAGGCTGTCAATGCACGCAAAGAGATCGACAAAGCCATCGAAGGCTTTGCCAAGATCTTCAAGGCAGATGCAAAGATGGCCAAGAACCGCAACATCGACTTGGTGAATGCGGCACGATTTATTCTTGGCCACTATGGCCTTGGCCCGCGTGATGTTGAACCTGGCAAGTTCGTCGAGCAACTCAAGGCCTACAACCCAGATCTATTTGCAGACATCGAACCGATCCTGCTCGAGGCAACTGGTGGCCCGCGCAACTACAAAAAGTTGACTTTGAACCAGTTCCGCGACATGAAGGAAATTGTCGACGCGCTGTGGTTCCAATCTAAGCGTGACAACGAGGTAATGATTGAAGGCAAGGCTGTTGCTCTGGACTCGATCATTGGTGAACTTACGACGCGCCTGGAGGCCATTGGCGTGCCGCTCGAGGTTGCCGGTGAACGCATGGCGCCTGGCAAAAAAGAAAAAGCCATTCGCGCCCTTTATAACGCCAAGGCACTGACTCGACGCGTCGAGCACTGGGCCGACGCAACTGATGGCGCCGCTGGTCCTGGAGCATTCACAAACTACATCTGGCGCCCTGTTCGTGCCGCGTTAGACCAATACCGCGTCGACCGTAACCGCTATGTCAAAGACTATGTCGACATGATCCAGAAGTTGGATCTTCCGGTGGCCAAGATCAGCGCCCCTGAGTTGAACTACACCTTCGGCAACGAGAACGGAGGCATCGGAAAGGCCGAAGTGCTTGGCGCTTTGATGCACATCGGCAACGACAGCAACATGAAAAAGTTGCTGGTTGGTAGAGGTTGGGGAACTGCTAACGAGGACGGCACTGTCGACACCTCGCGCTGGAACATGTTTATGAACCGCATGATTGATGAAGGCGTGCTCACCAAAGCCGACTTTGATTTCGTGCAAGCCGTGTGGGATTTGAATGAAGAAATCAAGCCTATGGCGCAAGAGGCGCATCGCGAAATTTTCGGCTACTACTTCAAAGAAGTTGAGGCTCGATCTGTTGTCACTCCGTTCGGCACTTACCGTGGTGGCTATGTTCCTGCGAAGACTGATCCGTTCATAGTCCGCGACGCACAGCGCCAGGCCAAGATGGAAGAACTCGAGGCTGACTTCCGCAATGCCATGCCGAGCACTGGCGCTGGATTTACTATGGGCCGCGTCGAGTACAACAAACCTCTGTCTTTGGACATTCGCGTGATGGCCAAACACATTGACGATGTGATCCGATTTGCTCGCGTGCAACCGACCATTCGAGACACGCTCAAGATTTTGCGCAAGCGCGACTTTGCAGACACGCTTACCCGCATTGACCCGACCGTGATTGAGGACATGCTGATTCCTTGGCTCAATCGATCTGCCCGCCAGATCACGAGCGAGGCTGGCATGAACAAGAGCATCGATACATTCTGGCGTGCTGTGCGCAATCGCACCGGAATTGGCATCATGTTTGGCAATATCACCAACGCATTGCAACAAGCGACTGGCTTCTTTACATCGCTGATCAAAGTGCAAGGCAAATACTTGAAGACAGCCCTTGTAGACTACATGAAGAGTCCAACTGCGCAGGCCGAGTTTGTTGCTGAGTTGTCGCCGTTCATGGCAGACCGCATGAGCAACCAGATGGTCGAAGTGCAAGACTTGATGAACGATTTGCTGTTAAACCCGACCAAGTTTGAAAAGGTGCAGAAGTGGTCAAACAAGCACGGCTACTTCTTGCAACAAGCCTTCCAGAATTTTGTCGACATCGTGACCTGGGTTGGCGCATACAACCAGGCTGTGGCCGAGGCTGGCGTCGATGTCAGCGAAGAGGCCGCAAGCAAAGAGGCCATCAAGCGTGCAGACGCCGCAGTGCGCATGACGCAGTCAAGCCTACAACCTGAAGATTTGTCAGCGTTTGAGGTTGGATCTCCGTTCTACAAGACGCTGATCCAGTTCTCTGGCTACTTCAACATGATGGCAAACTTGAATGCCACTGAGTACATCAAGATCTTCCGTGATCTCGGATGGCGCGGCAACAAAGGCAAGTTGTTCATGCAATACCTGCTTGGGTTTGGTTTGCCAATGCTGGTCGCTGACGCCATCGTGCGCAGTCTTGGCGGCGGCTGGGACGACGAAGACGACGACGGCTACCTCGATGTTTTCATGTCCTGGTTCTTTGGTTCTCAAGCGCGTGGTGCTGTAGCCCTGGTGCCGTTTGGTACTGCGGCCACCGTGCCATTCAATGCGTTCAACAACAAGCCGTACGATGACCGCATGACCACCAGCCCATCCGTCTCAACGCTCGAGGGCGCGACGATTGGCGTGGTCAAGGCTGGCATCAACATCGCCGATTCAGACAAAGAGGTTACTGGCAAGAATGTGCGCGACATTCTGACCATGATCAGCCTGGTCACCGGCATTCCCGTCACCGTACTTGGCCGACCGATCGGATATGCGATTGATGTCGAGCGCGGCGAGATCAAACCCACCTCTGATGTCGACTATGTTCGAGGCCTTGCCACTGGCAAAGCGAGCGAATCGTCGAGACAGTAAGGTACCCGTATCCACAACCAAGATGCTTAGTCTCTTCACAATTGTCCAGGAGTTCCGTCCATGACTATCAGTTCAAATAGCCGGAAAGCCGGTCCGTTCATCGGTAACGGAACAGCCGCGACTTTCCCCTTTACATTCAAAGTCTTCCAGGCCTCCGACCTGGAGGTGGTGAAACTCACCGTCTCGACCAATGTCGAAACGATCTTGGTGCTCAACACCGACTTCACCGCCGTGGTCAACGAGGACCAAAACTCGAACCCAGGGGGAACAATCACGCTTGTCGCTGGCGCTTTGGCCGCTGGCTTTAACCTGGTCATCACCTCGGACATCGAGAACCTTCAGCCGACTGACCTGACCAACCAGGGTGGCTTCTACCCTGAAGTGATCACCGACGCACTGGACCGTGCAACGATTCAGATCCAGCAGTTGCAAGAAGGCCTAGATCGTGCGGCCCTGTTGCCAATTACCAGTAGCGCAGACGCCGCGTCACTTGTGGCCGACATTGTCCGCCTGGCTGACAGTGCAGACAACATCGACACCGTCGCCAACAATGTAGGCAATGTCAACAACACTGGCAACAACATTGCCAATGTAAATACTGTTGCTGGATCGATCGGCAATGTGAACACTGTGGCCACCAATGTGGCGAGCGTAAACACGACTGCTACAAATATCGCATCGGTCAACACTGTTGCCGCCGACTTGAATGAGCCAGTTTCCGAGATTGAGACTGTTGCTACCAACATCACAAATGTAAACACCGTCGGCACAAACATTTCCAATGTCAACACGGTCGCAGGTATCAGCGCCAATGTGACGACCGTCGCTGGCATTTCTGCCAATGTGTCGACCGTGGCAACCAACAGCGCTAGCGTGGTGACTGCGGCGACCAACATTGCAAACATCAATACCGTGGCATCTGATCTCAATGAGCCTGTCTCTGAGATCGATACGGTGGCCACGAACATTGCCAATGTAAACACTGTCGGCCTGAACATTGCGAGCGTGAACACTGCCGCTGGCAACAACGCAAACATCACGACCGTGGCGACCAACATCGCCAATGTGAACACGACCGCAACTAACATTGCAAATGTGAACTCGGTTGCAGGCAACTCGACCAACATCAACGCAGTGGCTGGCAATAGCACCAACATCAATGCTGTTGCGACGAACTCAACAAACATCAATACTGCCGCGACAAACATTGCCTCGATCACGACTGTTGCCAATGATCTGAACGAGCCGGTCAGTGAAATTGACACAGTCGCCAACAGCATTGCGAATGTGAATACCGTAGGCTCGAACATTGCCTCGGTGCAAACTGTTGCAGGCATTGCTGGTGATGTAAACACTGTTGCCGGTGTGGCGCCCAATGTCACGACCGTTGCAGGAATATCGTCGAATGTTACTACGGTCGCAGGCGTTGCCGCGAATGTCACAACTGTCGCTGGTATCTCCGGCAATGTAACAACTGTTGCTGGTATCAGCGCGGATGTCACTGCCGTGGCCGGTGTGGCCTCAGACATCCCGACTGTTGCAGACAATGTCTCCAACATCAACGATTACGCCAACACCTACCAGGGCGCCAAAGCCACTGCGCCAACACTGCGCAACAACGGCGGCGCATTGCTGGAAGGTGACATGTACTTCAACACTACCAGCGACACGATGTTTGTGTACGGCTCTGGTGGTTGGGTGCCTGCTGGCTCAAGCGTAAACGGCACAAGCCAACGCTATCGTTACATTGCTACTGCTGGCCAAACAACTTTTACAGGCACAGACAGCAATGGCAACACGCTTACCTACGACGCAGGCTTTATTGATGTGTACTTAAACGGCGTCCACCTGGACCCGACAGACTACACAGCAACAACCGGCACAAGCATCGTGCTTGGATCTGGTGCGGCGTTAAACGATGAACTTTACATCGTTGCGTTTGGCACTTTCAATGTGGCTTCGTTCAATGGCTCTGGCCTCGATGACAACACTGTCAACATCAGCAAGTTGAACGCAACTGGTACTCGTAGCAGTTCTACATTTTTAGCTGGCGACAACACATTCAAAACTGTGGCTGTCACACCAACGGCAATTTCAGACCAAGCAAATTCCAGCACTGGTTTTTTGGCGCTTCCTTCAGGAACCACTGCGCAAAGACCAATATCTCCAGCAGATGGATATACACGACACAATACAGATCTTGATGTCATTGAATTTTTTGATTCCGGGTCGTGGAAACAAATTAATACAACATACCTGGTCGAATATTTAAGCATTGCTGGCGGTGGTGGTGGAGGTTATCTTCACGGTGGAGGTGGTGGCGCTGGCGGTGTTTTTTCGTCTACATTTACATGTACATCTGGAGCATCTCATTTAATTAGTGTTGGCGCCGGAGGTGCCGGTGGTACTGCCGGAAGTTCTAAAGGTGTAAACGGATCAAATTCGCAATTTGGAACACAAACATCATCTGTTGGAGGAGGTGGTGGCAATGGTCGAGATGCTGGAGGAGCGGCTAATTCTGGTGGTTCTGGAGGCGGCGGCAAAGGTGTTGGTGGTGATGGCAACTTTGCCGCAGGTTCTGGAACCTCTGGGCAAGGAAATGCTGGCGGCGCTGGCGCTGGCGCTGGTTCTAGCCCCGCTGAAGGTGGCGGCGGTGGTGGTGGAGCAAGCGCGGCAGGCTCTAACGGAAGTTCAACGCAAGGCGGTAATGGGGGCGCAGGCACAAGTGCATACTCCACTTGGGCATCGGCTACATCTACTGGCGCATCTGGCTCTTATGCTGGCGGCGGTGGCGGAGGAACAACAGGCACTGGAGGCACATTCCCCGCTGGTACTGGTGGAGCGGGCGGTGGTGGCGCAGGTGGAGCCGCCGCAGGAAACGCCACCGGCGGAACAGCCAATACAGGCGGTGGCGGTGGTGGTTCTGGTTACACAGCAGGCGGTGTAGGAACCGCTGGTAACGGCGGTTCTGGAATTGTCATCATTCGCTATGTTGGTGGTACTCGTGGTACTGGCGGAACGGTGACTTCTGCCGGAGGCTTTACTTACCACACCTTCACTTCGTCCGGCACTTACACGGCATAAGGAATCGATATGAGCAAAGCACGAAACATGGCAAGAATGGGGCAGGACACAAGTGCTGGATACACCGGCGCTTTTGATATGCCCGCTGGAACTACTGCACAACGACCATCGGGCGCTGGGATTGGCTGGACTCGACTGAATACCGACACTGGCTCTGTCGAGGTGTACGACGGCACTAACTGGAATGCTGTTACGCGCCCATTTATTTCTGGTGTGACTGGAACAATTTACGCAGGAGCCGAATCAAACCTTGTTGTATCTGGAGTAAATTTTACAAACACCGTCACGATTCGTTTTCTTGAGGGCGGCTCGACAATTGCAGATGTAGCTGGTGTTTCTGTTTCTGGTGCATCTGCAACGGTTGCTGTACCAGCCGCTGTATATGGACAAACTGCTGGTGACACAATCAATGTTCAAGTTATCAACAACGAAGGCACAATTAGCGTAAACACAATTTCAAAAACTGTTCAAGCATTGCCAACAGGCGGCACGATCACGGTATCTGGTGGCTATCGGATTCACACATTTACATCATCGTCATCGTTTGTGGTTCCAGCAGGGTTTAGTTCAACTTCTGACTACCTTGTTGTTGCTGGTGGCGGTGGTGGTGGAGGTGGATCGGATAACGGTAACGACGGCGGTGGCGGTGGCGGCGCCGGGGGAATGATAACGGGATCATTTACAGCTACTGTAGGTAGCTATTCCATTGTTATTGGTGGCGCAGGTGGTGGAGGTGTTAGTCAAGGTGCTGGTAGTAATGGAAATAATACAACTGCATTCGGATTAACCGCTATTGGTGGTGGATTTGGTAATACGGCAAACACTTTAGGTAATAGTGGTGGTTCTGGTGGTGGTGCTGGTGGTGGTGGTTCGCCAGGTGGTACAGGCACACCAGCGCAAGGAACTTCTGGGCAAGGAAATGCCGCTGGTGAAAAGGCCGGCGCATTTCCATACGACGGTTCTGGTGGTGGCGGAAAGGGTTCGGCTGGATCTAACAACCAAGGCGCAGGTGGTAATGGTAACGGTGGTTCTGGATCGCAGTGGTTAAATTCTAGCTACTATGCTGGCGGTGGCGGTGGCGGTTCTGGTATTACTAGTGGCTCTGGAGGACCATCTAACTCTGGTGGTGGTGAGGGCGGAATCGGCGGTGGCGGTGATGGTGGACAAGATACTTCTGTCGGAGGTTTTCCTATCCGAAACGCGGCAAACGGCACATCAAATACAGGCGGTGGCGGTGGCGGCGGCAAATCTGCTGTTGCAGGAGGCGGCACCAAAAATGGCGGAAATGGCGGCTCTGGCATCGTAATTGTTCGATACGCACTTTAATTGGAGAAACACATGGCACATTTTGCAAAAGTAAACAATGGGATCGTCGAGCAAGTCATCGTTGCCGAATCCGAGTTCTTTGACACCTTCGTCGACTCAAGTCCTGGTCAATGGATTCAGACCTCATACAACACGCGAGGCGGCGTCCATTACAACCCGGACACCAACGAACCGTCTGCTGATCAAAGCAAAGCACTGCGCAAGAACTACGCAGGCATTGGCTATTCGTACGACGCACAGCGCGACGCATTCATCCCGCCCAAGCCGTACGCATCCTGGTTGCTCGATGAGCAAACCTGCCTATGGCAAGCGCCTGTGCCGTATCCAAACGACGGTGGCCGCTACACATGGAATGAATCAACTCAAACCTGGGACGCAGTTCCAGACGGACAGCCATAAAAAAAGGATAAGCAATGGACCAGACGCTGTTTAACTGGGTCGTAGGTGTCTGCGGATTTTTGGGGGGCTGGGTCTTGAAAGTTATCTGGGACGCGATTAAAGAACTCAAAGGCGACATTCGTCAAATTGAGCGCGACCTACCAGAAATCTATGTGCGCAAAGACGACTTTAAAGAAGCCGTGCGCGAGATAAAGCAAGACATGAAAGACGGGTTCAACAAGATCGACAACACGCTTGGATTGATCTTCAAAAAACTTGAGCACAAGGAAGACAAGGAGTAATGATGGAAAAAAATGAAATCAATGAATTGAAGGTGGAGTTGTTACGCATGGAAGCGGCGACTCCTGCAAAAGAAGTAGCAGGCAAGGCTATTGGTAAACACGGCCTTTTTTACATCACGCTGATTGTTGTAATCGGTGTAGTGTCGAGCCTGTTCTTGGAAGAGAACAAGATCGCCGCTGTAATGGGTTTGCTTGGTGCTTCTTTGACCGCTTTGATTTCGATGCTCAACGGCATTGCTGGCGCTACGCCAAAGCAAGACAAACCTGAGTTCGAAGTCATGAAGCAATTGATTGAACGCTTAGACAGAATGGCAGATCGTGATCCGATGTCTGTATCTGTTGAAGGCGACAAAGTTGTTGTCCGCAAAGGCGACGAGTCTTTTACTTCTCGACGAGGTGAGTGATGTTTCCATTGACTACATTGTTTGATGTCGGCATGAAAGTGCTCGACAAATTTATTCCAGACCCAGAAGCAAAAGCAAAAGCACAGCAAGAACTTTTGAAGATGCAACAAGAGGGGCGCCTGGCTGAACTCAACGCTGACAACATCGAAGCGCAAGAAGTCACCAAGCGTGCGCAGGCTGACATGGGCAGTGACTCATGGCTGTCTAAAAACATTCGCCCCATGACGCTGATTTTTATCCTGGTCACATACACGACTTTTGCAATGATGTCCGCGTATGGCATCGACACAAATCAAAAGTATGTCGAGTTGCTTGGCCAGTGGGGCATGCTGATCATGTCGTTCTACTTCGGCGGTCGCACGCTTGAGAAGATCATGGACATGCGATCTAAGCAACCAAACAAGGAGTGACCATGACATTCAAACTTTCACAGCGAAGCATTGAACGACTGGATGGCGTCAAAGATCCATTGGTTGATGTGGTCACTCGAGCAATTGAAATCAGCACGGTTGACTTTGGTGTCACTGAAGGCCTGCGCACCATCGAGACTCAGCGCAAATATGTTGAGACTGGCAAAAGCCAGACGATGGAGTCAAAGCATTTGACCGGCGATGCTGTTGATTTGGTGGCATACATCAATGGCCAAGTGTCATGGGAACTCAACCTATACGACAACCTTGCAGACGCAATGAAGCAGGCCGCGATTGAAAAGAATGTGGCTATTCGCTGGGGCGCCGCATGGAATATTCCTGACATCCGTATGTGGCGCGGCACAATGGAAGAGGCCATGAACCACTACATCGATGAACGCCGCAAGCAAAATAAAAGGCCGTTCATTGACGGCCCACATTTCGAACTTGCGTAAAGGTTGTCTCCATTCCGTCGTATCAATGCAGTTGCCAAACTCTCCTTCACGACGGTTGCCCCAGGGTTTGCGCCCTGGGGTTTTTTTTATCTAGGTGCGCATGTGACATCGATGACGATGTCGGCTGAGTACCCGTTGACCTTGCGTTTTCCATACATCATGACGGCGCGAAGCCCTGTTGACTCACACTCACGGACCGCAGTGATGACTTCGTTACGGCTCATCGAGTGAATCTGTTTATCAAGAATCAACTCCTGCTCGACTGGTGTGGGTGGCTTTGGCTTGTCGCTTGCGCACCCACTGATCCAGCCAAGGGAGCAGACAATCAGAATGGTGATCATGCTGTTCCTCATGGCTTTCCTCACTTGTTGTCGGTCGTGAATCGATTGCTTTTTTCGAAGGCCTCGACATCGTCGATGCGGTACCGCACCTCGCTGTTGCGACCCTCCCCCAGTTTGATGTAAGCCGGTCCGACATTGGCTACCCGCCACTTGCGCAGAGTGTTGTCGGCGACCTTCCACCGTTCGCACAATTGTTTAGGCGTCAACAGTTGGGACATTTGCCACCTCCGGTTGTGTGATTTCACCAGTTGCCTGGTCGATAGCCTCGTCCACCGGCTGGCCCATAGAGGCCTTCAGGCGGCTTAAAGGGGCTTGCTGGGCCTCTGGCATTGGCGTGATGTTGATCGCGTCTCTGCGCTCGATCTGGACGAATCCTGATGCCTCGTTGTCACTGGCCAAAACCTGGTCGACATCGGCGCTGGACGGCAGGCGTTTGGCCATCCGGCGGATGACGGTCTTCTTGGCCATCTCATCCCACCACTGGACCCATGGGCCAGCGTCTTTGGCGCGGCTTGCCTGGCGTACCTTATCGACATCGGCCACGCTCATTACCTCGCGGTAGATCGCGCCGTCTTTGGTCTTGGCTACAGCATAGACTGCAATCGGCTTGCCGCGATCCTCACCCAGGAAAGGCTTGTGAATGATGTTCTCGTTGTCGCCGAGTTCGTATTCGAACTGATCATTGCTGTAGACCACATGTGCGCTGATGCTGGCCAGTTCGCCCGAGTTGCGGATCTTTTTCAAGATGCCGCCGACCATGGGCATGTACTGCACCTTCGGGCCTTCCTTGGTGCGGAAGATCACGGGCGCGGCCTCGCGGCCATCCAACAGCAGGCCATCTTGTGCGGCCTTCATGCATGCGCCCAGCAGACTGCGGCGATCGGCGCCCAGCAGTTCAGGGTTCATTTGCACAGCGGTCAGTGTGGTGCGGATGAACTTCTCGACCGGAATCTGCGGTGGCAGTGCGGCCTGGAATTCTGGTTGCATCTTCACGAGGGTGCCGCGCATTGCCTCGATGGGTGTGAGTTCTGTTCCTGTAGTCATGCTTGTGCTCCTTCAAATTTCAGTTGGTCTTGCTCGGGCACCGTGCTGGCCACCTCGAGTTTGATGCCGTTGCTCATGAGCGTGGCGACATCGATGGGCCTAGCGGCTTCGACCTGGTACATGCGGCCTGCGATGTGACGCAGTGCTTGTGCCTGGCTGATGGCCTGCACCAGGTAGGCCTTGTCGTTGCTGGTGACTTTGTAAATGCGTTGCTCGGTTGCCATGGTTACTTCTCCTTCTTGGGATAAAAACGGAAACTGCGGTAGCCCTCGGTTGCGCCGATGACTGTGCCGACCATCTCAGGTGTGATGAGAGTGCCTGATCGGCCTTTGACTTGCCCCGTCGATAGCGAGCCAAAACTGGTGAGGACTTTGCTGGCGCGGCCAATGCGCTCCAGGATTTCAGCGCGTCGCTGTTCCTTCATCTTTTCAAGGTCGCTGGCTTCTTTGCGCACGAACTCGTATTGCTTAATCATGTTCTCGAGTTCAGGGTCCGCCTCGGCCACCAAGCCTTCGTCTGCGCCATTGCGCAACTGCTTGATGATGAACTCAGCATCGCGGGTGTAGTCGGCGCTGGGCGGCTGGTTTTGCAGGACGCGATTCCAGAACTCTCCGGTCTTCTCGCGTATACTTTTGCCAATGTCCCGATCGCGATTTCGGAGGACTATCTTTTGCTCGTTGCCTCCGACCAGGGCCACAATCGCGCACCACTCGAAGCCGCTGACTTCCATCTGGTGCTGGACCTGCAACTCGATGTGCTCCGGCGCTTCAATGTTCCCGGCGCCGTCGTCAATCCATGACTTCTGATACTGGACCCAGTCGACATTCTTGACTTCGAGGATGCCTGGCCCGTTGGCGCTGGACTTGATCTCAAAGTCAAAACTTGAGCCAATGCGTGCGGCCTGGTCGCGCATGTAGACATTGAACTTTGCGATGTTCCAGCCCATGTCTTCGGCGGCGCCGTGCGCAATGGCCGACTCGAGGCGGTTGCCCCACTTCATGCGTTCGTTCGGCTCGATCTTGACCACAACCGAATCGCGTTTCTGGTGAAACAGTTCGAACTCAGTGAGGTAAGGCGACAAGCCGAAGAGCGCAGACACTTCGGTGCTGGTGACATCTTTGGCCCGCTCAGTGAGCCATTGATGCTGGTTTTCAATTGGGATGGTTTGTATGTTCATCAATCGTTCTCCATGTATTCGAAGATCGCCTCCTGGATCAGGTCTTCTTCTTTGCTTGTGAGTTTCCGCTCGAGCCACTTTGCGCGGTAGCCTTTGCGGTCCAGGATCTCGTAGTCACCAGTGCCACCTTCGGATGGGTAGCAGTTCTCTGGTGGCCCCGAGACATACGCGGGTGTGTAGCCCTCGTAATCGGTAACGCCGATCAAGCACGGGATGCCGCTGACGCGGTGCTCGATCTCGGCGATGTAATGCGTGCGCTTCACAGCAACACCCGCAACTCTTCAGCCTCTTCGCAGGTCGAAAAGCAGGTGATGATGATCTCCTGGCCAAGGGCGTCGGTGATGGTAATGTCTCTCGTGTACAGCGGAGTATTGCCATTGATCTCGCGAATTTCGCTGATGACGATCGACTTGGTGTTATGAATGCTGATGTCTGCCATTTGTATCTCCTTGTGGTGAACTGTTGAAATTATAACCTAGATTGTTGATCAAGTGTCAACGACTATTCTCGACGATGTCGCCTGCCGCGATCCAAAGAATGCGCTGTAGGTTCTGCTCGTGGTCGGCCAACTCCTGCTCATCCCAGGCGCCGTACTCGGCCAACTCTTTGCGCAATGCCGCTGGATCGATGCGCTCCAACTGGCGGCGGATCTTGCGGTTGTTGGACAGGGCCAGGACATCGTCGTCGCATGGGCCTGGGTGTGTTGCCGACTGGGCCTGCGCCATGGTCATTTCGATTTCAATCGTGCCGTGTGAGGATGTGAACCACATGATCAGCCCCCCACCTTGACAAATTCGATCTTGCCCAGGGCTTTTGCGGCCCGTAGCAGGCGGCTTTCTTCGGCGGGTAGGCAGTACCCATCCTCGATCAGGCGCTGGGCCTGACGGCCAAACCAGCCTTGCAGTTGCCAGGCCAGGCCGGTGTCGATCAATGTCTGCCAGGCCTCGATGACCTGCTCGTTGCTGTCTGCCTCGATGAAACCTTCAGCGATGCCGGTTGCGGTGTATGTGTCCATGGTGTTCTCCTCAGAATGGTGCGGGTTCAAAATTGGTCCAATTGATCTTGGGCTTGCGGTGACGGGGCACCTTGCGGGTAATGTGCGGATATAAGGGTTTGTCCCATACCCAGCGCACCACGGCGCCCTCGTCATCCAGGATGCCGTACTGGATCATCGTGCTGTGGTCTTGATGCTGAACACAGCGGTGGTGCTGGTGTATTCGGCGATCTTGTCGGCGCTGATGCCCAGGTCAGCGGCCAGTTTTTTCCAGTCGGTGACCGAGCGGTTGGCCTCGACATATGACGCCTTAAACAGGGCGCCTTCGAACACAGTGGCGCCGCCCTTGCTGGCGATGTCTTTCATGGAATCTTTGATGCTGTCGGCTTGCTTGGTCAGCGTGGCAATCTGAGCCAGCAGGGTGCCGAGTTCGTCAGCGGATGCGGGGGTGGTGGTGATAGTGGTCATGGTGCTCTCCAGTGTCTTGACAGTTAAAGGGTGCAGGCATTGGGTTAATAGGCCTGCTTTCGGATCTTTCCCAGAATGTCGTCACAGCCATTTAGCGAACTCTGTCAGGCCAGGTGGCCATCGCTCGGTGCTGAATGCGGTATCGTTTTTCCGTCCGATATGGTGATCTTACATCAACACAAATCCACAACGCAATACCTTTTCCGAGTTTTTTATGTGGGTATTCGTTCCGCCCAGGTAAATCAAGGCTTCCAGACTTGTTGATGATGTGTCATCATTGAGGGATGAACAACACTTTGAACAATCACACATCCCCTGTCGAACTGGCAATCGACATGTTTGGTGGCGTGCGCAAGTTGGCACGCGCCCTTGGCCGAGATCCTGCCGCAGTCTCACGCTGGCAAAAGTCTGGCGTCGTTCCCACTGCCGTACAGCGCCGCCTGCTGGAGATGGCCTGGGAGCGAGGCATTGACATCACTGCGCACGACATGATCTTCGGGCGCGAAGTCAATGATTGAGTTCACCCTTGGATGGCCACCGTCTGAACTGTCGCCGAACAAGCGCCTGCACTGGTCCAAAGTTTCCAGTGCCAAAGCGCAGTACCGCACTGCATGCTGGGCCATGGTGCTCGAGCAGGCGGGGGCCGTAAGACCTGACATCGCTGGCAATCTGCACCTGGTGCTCGAGTTCGTGCCGCCCGACCGGCGCAGTTACGATCGCGACAACCTGGTGGCCAGGATGAAGTCTGGCCTCGATGGCGTCGCTGATGCACTCAAGATCAACGACAAGCAATTCACAACACTGACTGCACGAGTGGACGCGGGGCAGATCGGTGGTTTCGTACGCGTCCAAATTTCGAAGGAATCCAACGCATGAACATTGCAATATTGACCGGCAACCTGGGGCGCGACCCCGAACTGCGCCAGCACAACGGCGACAACATCTTGAACTTTGCCATCGGCGTGGCCATCGGCACCAAAGACAAACCTGAAACCATGTGGGTGGACTGCGCACTGTGGGGGAAGCGGGCAACCAGCCTGCAACCGTACATGGCCAAAGGCCAGCGCGTGACCGTCAGCGGCCCGATCAAACTCGAGGAATACAAAGCCAAGGACGGCACGCCAAAAACGCGCCTGCGCATTTCTGTGGACCAGATAGACCTGCCGCCAAAGGGTGACGCGCCAGCACGCCCACAGCAAACGCAACAAACGCAACAGCCTGCCGGTGACATGGCAGACATGGACGACGACATCCCATTTTGAGGTACCCAATGAAAACCTATGAAGACTTTGTGCGCATTCGTGGCTGGGCGCACCAGCGCAACCTGGTGTCGGGTAGCACGACCGACAAGCAGTTCACCAAACTGATCGAGGAAATCGGCGAGTTGGCCGCAGGCTTGGCCCGCAAGGACACGGTCAAGGTGATGGACGGAATCGGCGACGCCGTGGTGGTGCTGACCATCCTGGCCGAGCAGATGGGCTTCAGCATCGAGGCCTGCATCGAGATGGCTTACGACGAAATCAAGGACCGCAAGGGCCGCATGATTGACGGCGTTTTCGTGAAAGAAACCGACCTGTAAAAAAACGCTTGACACCTCCTCTTGGTATTGGTTTAGAATTAGAAAACCATCAACCAAGAGGAGTGTTAAATTGGATTCCCCCCGTATCAAAGCCGCCAAAAACGGCGAGCGCAAGTACACCGGTAAGCCCTGCAAAGCCTGCGGCGAGACACTGAGGTACACCATCAACGCGGCCTGCGTTGCATGCACCAACAAAGCCAAGGTCAAGAGCGATGACACGATTCGATCATTGCTTGACCAGGCCAAGGCAGGTGCGTGATGCACTTCTACTCATTCAACATCGGCGACTACATAAGCCACACCCGGCACCTCACGGTGATTGAGGACTGTGCTTACCGTCGTCTGCTCGATCTGTACTACCTGCACGAACAACCGTTGAACGAGTGTTCAACGACCGTTGCACGGGCGATCAACATGCGCGATCACGAAGACGAAGTCGGGGCCGTTCTCGAGGAATTTTTTGAACTTGTCGAGGGGTCTGGGTGGGTCAATCGCAGGGCAGATGAAGAGATCGCGAAGTACCACAACAGGCTAGAAGCCGCATCCAGAGCGGGAAAAGCATCTGCCGAACGCAGGTCCAACGCTCGTTCAACGACCGTGCAACCAAACAATAAACAAGAAACAGTAAACATAAAACAAGAAACAAAGATAAGTACAAGGGACAAGCCCTTGTCCTGCCCTGATGGCGTATCGCCTGAAGTCTGGGATGGATTCACAAAAGTCCGCAAAGCCAAGAAGGCACCAGTCACTCAAGCGGCCATGGCAGGCATCGAGCGCGAAGCACGCAAAGCAGGCTGGTCACTCAATGCCGCATTGACCGAATGCTGTGCAAGGGGATGGGCAGGGTTCAAAGCAGACTGGGTCAACAAGGACCAGAACAGCAACAAGACTCAGCACCAGATCAACCAAGAGGGCATTGCCAGATCTCTTGGACTTTTACCGAAACACGACGAATACCAAGGAACCATCATTGAAGGGGAAATTTATGACGCCGAATCCAATACTGCCAAACGCCTGGGTTGAGAAGATCTTTGCCAGGCTCCAAGGCATCTATGGCCGAGAGTTCACTGGGCAATACAGCACCGGCATGGTCAATGGCATTGACGCTGGACTTGAAAACGCAAAGGCCACATGGGCTGAAGAACTGGGTGGGTTTGTGAAGTGGCCAGAGGCCATCGCATACGCACTCGAGCACTTGCCTGAACGCGTGCCCAACTGCATCAAGTTCAAAGAACTGTGCCGCATGGCGCCAAGACCTGAACCGCCGAAGTTGGAGCACAAGATTTCTGAAGAGCAGATGGCGATCAACAGAGCCAGGGTGAAAAAAATGATGGACGATTTACGCGACAGGATGGCGATACCAAAGGAGAGAACATGAGCACGATCAAAACAATTTCGATATGGATTGCATTGCTTGGTGCATTTGCATTCGTCAACCAGATGGACTACGACGATGCCATCAAGGCAGAGCAACATTACTGCGACATGGTGCGCGAAGGACATTGGCCAGCATACAAGCCAGAGATCGATTGCAAGCGCATCAATCAAGAGCACCTGGTGAGAGGGATCAAGTTATGAGCAACATCGACAAAGCCGCCGAGCACCTGGGAGCCAATGCGCTGAAGATGATCAAACTGATTTTGCTCATCTTCAGCGCATT